GTTGGCAGACCCAGATAGGAACCGGGGTGTTTGTCTGAAAAATGGTAGGCGCTAACCATCCCATCACCATCAACCTCAACACCGGACTGTATCTTACCGCCGGTCAATCCTGCTTGGTTGTTTGGCGTGCTGCACCGGTCCGCTTCCAGCAGCCGAATGCGCAGGTCATAAAGCGCATGGTAGCGTGGAAGGAGTGGAAGCAAGACAAACGCATCCCCGGACATCATCCAGGACAGGTAAGCGAGCTGCTGCAGCTCATAAAAATTGTGCTGCCCGGAGGCGTCGCAGTCCTTTGAATCCGCCCACAGTGAAAACTCACGCTCTATTTGCCGGCGCAATTCCTTGGCTTTTGCATCTGATAGGCGCAAAAAATCGGCATCGAATGACGGTTTCAACCGCAGTCCAGTGCCGATTATATTGGTTCTCATGGTTTTAATTGCGCCGTTAGCGAGCGATCCGCCCATATACAAATCCCGGGCTCTCGGCCGGAGGACTTCGAGGTTCGCGTGAATGTCTTCATCAGCATCGCCCTCGACCGGATTCCATGCAGTAAGAGACTTCTTCCGCCGACTGGCGCCGTGGTCACCGTAACCCTGATTAAATACCTGCTGCACTGCTTGCTGCCGGGCAATCTCCGTGCGGGCTTTCTCCCGCCTCAAGGCATACCCAGGGGCTATAGCAGAAACGAAGCGTTCCAGACGGCTCATAGATCAGTGGGAACATACCTGCGGACTCTGCTGTGAGGTCTCAGCCCTGCTGCCTGCCTCAAGCATTCATCCACTTGCCTCTGCCAGTACTTGATTTGAGCCATTACGTCCGCCAGATTGGCACGAGTCAGAGAGCGCGTGCCGATGGTGTATGATTGACCGGTTGATAGAGCGAGCTCAGCATCCAGCCAAGAATTTAAGTGTTCCTGGGCAACTTCTAATGTGTATCGTGGCATTTCCTTTCTCACCTCCCTTCAGGTTAAACACTGCTGTTTGTTCCCCGCCGTCTTCCGGGTTTTACGGCAGGTTGGGCCTGCACACTTTCCCCCGCAGCCATAGGTAACATCTCATCCAGATCCGGACTCAGTAGCTCAATGAGAGCCAGCTGATAGACATGCAAGTCGAACGGCTCATTCCGCTTGCGGATAGGCTGCCATATCTGATAGGTAACGCCCATCTTCTTTTTAGTGACAAGTGTTTCAGCTGTAAGACCGAGGAAGTATTCTTCGTTGTACCCGCGGTTATCGTGCCCTGGCTGATTTGCAGGAAAGTGGCAGTAGCCGGGACCGTACCGCTTGCGCTTCAGGTCACTTGATGCGCGGTACTTACCTTCATCAACCCCGACACGGATAACGGTTGCTTTGTAACGGTTGTTGTTGGAGTATCCGTTGTACAATGGCACATAACCGCCGTTCTCTTTGCCCTCGCCCTTAATGGCATAAATCCGCCGGCCCAGGCGCGCTGCGCAGAATTTATAAACGCTGCCGGTGAAGTGGCCACCGGAGTCGATGAAGGCTCCGACGATTGGGAAGGATCGACCATGCTTATCCTTCCATCGTCGCTGCAGGAACTCGTCAAGATCGGCCCAGATTTTCGGCTGCTCCAGATCCCCGTGAATGACATGGAACCGAATGCCCCAGCTCTCCCGGCCAGCTCCCCAGCCTTTCACTTCGATTTCAAAACGGTTGTCCTGCGTATCCACTGTGGCCGTTAGGATTTTCACGCCGTCCGGCACATCAGCCTCATAGATTTCCCCGCGCTGCATCAGCTCGCTTTCATCCAGCTTCTCGCCAGTGACGCGCCAGGTCTCCCCCATAACGGTGTTGGTCCATACCTGCAGCATTTCCGGATCGTCCTTCGCTTCCAAGAAACCGGAAACGATTTTCTTCCAGGTAACCCATGGACTAACGATCTGGTTTAAGTGAAAGCCGCGGCGGAACGGATGCTTCTGGCGGGCCACCCATTGCCCGGTGCCGCTCTTCCAATCTTTCTCGGAGCTAATCCCGCCGCAGGCTCTACATGCTGCCTCAACATTCTCAACCTCGCCATCATCGAATCTCGTAAATTTCAAGCTCTGGAATCCCAGTGCCTGCAAATCCCCACAGCATGGACATGGCAAACACCACTGTTCTTGAGTACTGTCCTGGTAAAGCTTGTTGATCCGGGACGTCTCTTCAACCAGTGGTGTCGAAACGAAAATATGTTTTCGGTTATGGAATGTGGTTGTCCGCTTTTTTACCAGATCGACCGGGTCACCTTCAGTACCGGCCGAGACCGGGAAGCGATCAACCTCATCACCGATGACAACGCGCACAGGGCGCGAGGATAATGCAGCTGGCGAATTTGCTCCGACCAAGGCAACATACCCGCCCGGGAAGCTCTTTTTTGCAATTGTATTCGATGCGCTTCGGCCTTTAGCTGCAGCAAAAACTTTTTTGAGCCGCGGGCTGGCATTAATCATTGGCGTTATGCGTTCCTGGCTGGCTGCTTTAATCAAGCCTTTATCCGGCAGCATATAAATGATCGGCCCCGGCTCCTGATCCGCGAAATACCCGACTGCATTCAGCAGCACCTCAGTCTTCGCAACCTGTGCTGATGCCATGATTGCAATTTCTTCGATATGAGGATCATTGATCGCGTCCATTACTTCTTTCATGTAAGGGACTCGGTCGGTTCTCCAAGGGCCCGGCTCGGCCGAAGCTTCGGGAGACAGGACTCGATTCTGATCCGCCCATTCCGATACCTTCAGTGGCGGGCACGGCTCCCATAGTTTCGCAATCTCTTTGAATAGGTCAGCTGTCTTCTTCGGGATCATCCACGTCACCCGCCTTCTGGTTGAAAAGACCCGGATTATACTCCGTCAGGCCAGCAAGCGCGGCGGTAATCTCTTGATTCAGCACCTGCTCAACGACAGTGGACGGTTCTTTGTCCAATTTCAGACTGACCCGCGGCGGAATTGCCAGCAGCTTTGTCTTAGCTGTGATGATCATTTCCCCCATAACCGCCCTTATATCATCAGTAGAGTGCATATTCCCCTGCTTTTCAGCCAGTTCCAGGGCTGCTTTTTGGGATTTTATCCGCTCATGCTCCGTCTTATGGTCGGTATATGTCGGCTTTCCGTCCCCTTTTGAGCCTCCTGTGACGTGCTCAATGTACGCCTGGATGGCTTCAGAGAAGATATATTTGCCCCGGCTGGACTGCTTCAGGCTGCCTTCAGCTGTTAAATTCCTGATCCACCGAGAGGTTTTACCCACGATGGCGGCCAAATCGCTTGTCGAAATCTCCATATCAGCTATATTAATCTTCTTCTTTTTGGCTTCCGCCATCGTAGACCCCCCTAGCTTCCGTTTTAAGGCGTTTTAATCAAAACCCTAACAACGTCTCATTAATGAAGGAAAAACCTCTCTATGAGTATCCCAGCCCTTCGAGAACGGAAACGGAAGTGAAATTTGAAATAAAAAACTGATCGAAAATCGGGCTCACGCGCACCCGCATTTCTTTTTAAATCTCAGAAGGACCCAAATCGCTCAGATCAGCTGGGTTGCGGGGGCTTTTGCTCTTCAATTCCCAGCTCGTTCATCAATGTTTTAAGAACAGCCTTTCGTTCAAGCCACCAGTGTGCCTCTTCATTGCTTAACACGCGCAGCAGCTCAAGGTTATGCTTAATGATAAAGTCCTTCTCGAACAGCCCATGCTCTACAAGGTTCTGAGTGTAGGAAGGATACGCCGTCTTCTCTGTGCCAAAGTGTTTCTCATGAGCCCAAGCATAGATGGATGCAGCACTCATAGCCGGCACTTCATGACTCGTCTCCTCTTCTTCACGTTCTGCAGTAAGTGGCCCTGTAGCCAGATCAATCAGCATTTCTCTCTCATCTGCTGATAAGGTGGAGATATCGTCTACCTCTACTGTCCGCTCTACCTGCTCGCACCCGTAATTGTAAGCCGTGGATTGTCAACAGTAAATCAGACAACTTTTTTAAGGGCTTCTTGACGATACTGAACCGGTGTCTGGTAACCCAATGTGCCATGAATACGATGCT